GGGTCCACCTTCGTACAGGCCGTTGAAACAAAGCGTGAGATACTGGTGTGGACTGACACTTCTCTCAGTTCTATGCGATTTATTGGGCCTCCGTTTACCTTTGGTATACAACAGCTTGCCTCTAACATCACGATAGCTGGGCCAAATGCTGCGGTTGGTACGGAAGATGTTGTCTACTGGATGGGTATCGACAACTTCTACATCTATGCTGGTCAGACACAGCAGCTACCCTGTTCTGTAAAAGACAAGGTGTTTCTTGATTTTAATCAAAGTCAGCGAGACAAGGTTGTAGCTGGGGTTAACTCTGAGTTTTCAGAGGTTGTGTGGTATTATCCTAGTGCTAGTAGTTCTGAGAATGACAGATATGTCATATACAACTACGCCGAAAAGGTCTGGTACTTTGGTAATCTTGCTCGTACCGCGTGGTTAGACCGTGGTGTGAGATCCTTCCCATTGGCGGCAGGCAATCAATACCTATATAACCATGAGCTTGGATATGATGATGATGGTTCAGCTATGAACTCATATATCGAGTCCTCGCCTATGGACATCGGTGATGGCGACAAGTTTACATATATTGGCAGGGTGATACCTGATATTACCTTTGATGGCTCAACAAATCTAAGTAGTCCGCAGGCTACATTTACTGTAAAGTCTAGGAACTTCCCAGGTGCAGGGTTCGATAACACAGCATCGGGGGACACGATACGAACAGCTACGTCACCTGTTGAGACGTTCACGAACCAGTTGTTCTTGAGATCTCGTGGTAGATCCTTTGCTCTTCGTATTGAGTCCTCGGCCCTTGGAGCTAGATGGAAGCTTGGCAGTCCACGCATAGATATACGACAGGATGGTAGACGCTAATGTCATCGAACCAGATTGCACCACCAAGGCTACCCGAAGCACCGACGGAGTATTCGGTTCAGTATATGTCTGACCTAATTCGTTCCCTTGAGTTGTTTATCGCACAGGAACGCAACCCTGGCGAGTTGCGTGGTACGAAGATTACTTTGACTAATCTGCCAACAAGCGCAACTGGACTTGAAACAGGCGCTCTGTATAATGACAGTGGTACTGTGAAGGTGGTGACCTGATGGGGCTATTTAGTAATCTGACAGATGCAATAAAAGATGCCGCTCCAATTATTGGCGGTGTTGTTGGGTTTGGTCTTGGCGGTCCCGGAGGTAGCGCTGCACTTGGTGCGGCGATTGGCTCTGGTATTGGCGGACTTGTTGCTGGTCAAGACGTTGATGAAGCTTTAAAAACAGCAGCAATAGGTGGAGCACTTGGGTATGGGGCTAGTAAAGTTTTTCCAGGTTCCGCTGGATTTTTAAAACCTGCTCCAGCAACAGCGGTTAATGCAGCGCCAGCAATTACAGATATGTCGATGCAACAAAACGTGATAGATGAGGCACTAAAAGCAGCGCCTGAAACAGGTTTTTTTGATAAAGCACTGGGCTTTGCTAAAGAGAACAAAGGACTTACAGCCTTGGGACTCGGATCTCTAGCTACGCTTGGTCTAACAGAAGAAGAAGAGCAGTCTTCTGCGGAGAGACGGCCATTTCCTGTGGGTAAGATGATAAAAACTCCTGTAACTACTTACCTTGGGGAGCAGCTTGATCTATCAAACCCTGAAGATGTTGAGTTGTACACACAACGCAAAGCCGAGGTCCGTGATCCAAGCTTTGAATATCCAGGTGTCCCTAGAACCATGTATCATGGTGGAGAGGTCCACGGCCCTGGGACTGGCACATCTGACTCTGTTCCTGCTAGGTTGTCTGATGGTGAATTTGTTGTAACAGCCAAAGCTGTTCGAGGTGCTGGCAACGGAGATAGAGATATCGGAGCGGCACGTATGTATGATATGATGGCAGAACTGGAGGCGATGGCGTAATGTCTACACAAACCGTAATTCAACAAACTCAGCTTCCTGAACCTCAAGAGCAATTTCTTGCTAATCTATTAGAGCAAGCTCAAACGGTTTCTGAAACAGGAATGCCTTTTGCTCCGGCGCAGCTTGCAGATCTGTCGCCGGCACAACAACAAGCGATTGATGCCGCTACCAGTGGTGTGGGATCGTTTGCTCCATTTTTGCAACAAGGACAAGAAGCCTTGCAATCAGGCATTACTGGTGCCGCTGGTGCAAATATAACACCTACATCATACCAAGAATACATGGACCCGTTCTTAGAGGATGTGATTCAGCAGCAATATTCTGACATTGCTGAACAAGGACGCATGCAACAAAACCAATTAGGCGCGCAGGCTGTTGGTTCTGGTGCCTTTGGTGGGTCTAGGCAGGCTATTCAGGCAGGTGAGATAGATAGAAATGTACTTGAGCAACAGGCTCGTACAGGATCACAGCTTCGCACAGCAGGTTTTGCACAGGCACAGCAGTTGGCAGGGCAAGCCGCACAACAACAGCTACAACAGGCACAGTTGCAAGGGGCACTCGGTCAAGGCATCGCGGGTCTTGGACAGTTGGGTCAGCAGTTGGGTGTACAGGACATCAACACACTGCTAGGTGTCGGTGGTCTACAGCAACAGCAGACACAGCAAGGCCTAAATATTGCACAACAAAATCTGTTGGCACAACAACAGCTTCCATTCCAACAGGTTGGGTTCTTATCAGACATCTTCCAAGGTGTGCCGTCCTTGCAATCAACATACACTACAACAACTTCACCACCACCAAGCGCAACATCCCAGTTGCTAGGACTCGGCATCGCGGGTCTTGGTGCTGTGGGTCAAGCCGGTGGCTTTGGTAATCTGTTCGGGAGCGCATAATGAACCCAATGAATCGCAGAATGTTCCGTGATCCGATGATGGCAAGACGAGCTGCTGGTATCTTGGCATCGTCTCCAGAACTTATGGCGGCGGCACAGCGCAGAATGCCTGTTAAGATGCAGGCTGGCGGGTCAGTTTCTGGAAACTATGTAAGAGCGGTTCAAACAGCCATTCAAACTGGAGACACAAAGGCTCTTCAAGAGTTTGCAAAGCCTGTAAACTATGGTGTTGCTGCAAGAACTAACGACGGGAAAGCAGCAATTGCACTAGCCACTCAGGCATTGGGTTCTCTCAAAAAGGCACAAGCTAGGGTTGAAACTGTTGAAGCGCCCGAAGCACAACAGCCTTTGTCCGACATCATGGCAGGGATTATGAGTCAGGCAGATGCCTCGATAGCGGCGGAGGCGGCAAAGTTCCCTGGTCAAACAGGCTTTGACAAGGATATGGAGCGCACCAAAGCCCCGCCACAGCCTAACCCGTCTTTTAAAGGCCCTCTGTCTAATAACCCGTCTTTTCTTCCAACAACGGGATTTGACATAGACATGGAAAACACTAGCTCCGACACATCAAATGATGGTTCGTTTCTCAGTGGCATAGCGAATGCTTTGCGGAGGCGGTCTTCAGTAAATGCGCGCAGGGGCAAAACAGAACTTGGTCGTGATCCTGATCCTGTTGAGCAGAATGTAGGCACTGACTTGCAAAAAATAGTATCGGCACAAACAGGCGAAAACATAAACGTGCAAACTTCTCCATCGGGTGCTCAGTTTGCTGGAGGCGCTTCAGTCCCAGATTATGGTAGTGGAATCCCACCAGGCACAGCTACAAACACTTTAACCACTGATGCAGATTTAGTTGAAGCACCACGAGGTGCTGGAGAGAATCTTGCTCAAACCACTGTTAAACCAGAAATTAAAATAACAGATGATATTGGGGCTAGTCCTCAGGATAAACTTGAAGATGGCAAAAAAGATTCTTCAAATGTAAATAGAACAGCATCACAACAAGTAGATGACTTAATAGCTGAGTATAAAGCAGATGAGGGAACAGTCACTGGCGCAACAAGTTCTGAATCAGCGAATAATGCTATTTCTTCGGCTCTTCAGGCACAGAACTCTGATCTAAACGACAAACAAAAAGCTGAGGCTACCGATGAAGCGTTTGGAATTACAGGTAATAGGAGAGATAGAGTCAAAGCTAGACAAGCTTTATTAAAGGAACTTATTGGAGAGGATGAGTCAAAGGATATTCGTGGTGATGTAGGCTATAATGTAATGATAGCTGGACTTATAGCCGCTGCTGGAGACGATCCTAATGCAATTAAGAACCTTGCCAATGGAATTAGAGGAGGTCTTGAAAACTTTGCTAATGTTAGGGGTAAGAGGTCTGAAGCCAAGCGCAAGGAAGACAGAGCGATTGCTTTAAAAGCTATTGATGAGGTTGGGGCAGAGATTAGTGAAGAGCAAAAGAGAGCATATGATGCTCAAGTTAGAGCAGACTCAAGAAGACATGATAGGGATCTTCAAGAGCAAAAGGATATCGCTGCTTTAAAAAGACTAAAGAGACAATTAACTTCTGCGGAACAACGACAGATAGCTGAGTTTGATTTTAAACGTGAATTAAATACTAGGACGTTTGAACAAAATATTGCTCAACTTAGGTTAAATGATGAAAACAAGAGAGCAATATTAGAACTGGATCGAGAATTTAAGTTAGATCTTCAGGATCTTCAAAACCAAGAAGATAGCGCAATTATAAAAACTGCAAAGGCACTTCAAGCGGCTAACCCAGAGGTATACCCAACCTTGGGAGATGCATATGCAGCAACTCAAGCAAAATCCTTAAAGACAACGGATCAGCAAAATAGATATAACCAATTAGTGGCAAATGGAATGAGACCGGCTCAAGCTCTTATTTTCTCACAAGCGGGTGTGGTAACTGAAATGTTTAAAGAGTTGGGGTCAGAGGAAGCGGAGACAGTTATCTTGGAAAAAATGAATCCAAGCACCGTTAATCCGCAACCAGGTGATGATGTGATGGCAGAAGCCGCCTCTCAAGGACTTACTTGGGATCCTGATGCGACCGCAGCAGGTGGCGGCAAGGGTGCTTTTGTTAAGAAAAGTAGTTAAAAGGTCCGTGTCATGGCAATAGATCCTAATTTGTTGGCCGCTCCAACGGCGCAAGGGGAAGCGCCATCTTCCTTAATAGATCCTAACTTGTTAGCAGCTCCCGTTGAAGAAGAAAAAACAACTCCTTCTTCAATAGATCCTAACTTGTTGGCGGCCTCAGACACGCTTGACACCTCTGAAACTGATGAGGGTGTAGCTCAAGAGTTCTTTGAGGGCATAGGTTCGGGCCTCATCGCCATACCACAGGGGATCTTGGAACTGGGTGCTGCCGGTGTGGATCTGGTTGCAGACACAGACTATGCATCATCCGTAACAGATGCCGCTAACAAACTCCGAGAGGCCGCCGGCATTGATCCAGAAGGTTTGATCGGTAAGGGTGCGGAGGTAATTACTCAGTTTGTGGTTCCTGGTTTGGGTGCAGCAAGTGCTGTTAGTAAATTGTCTAAAGTGGGTCGCCTTAATAAAGCTTTGCAGTCTGGCAAAGCATCGGCACTACCAGGCAAAGGCATAACCAAAGGAGAAAGACTAGCATTAGGCGCGCAACAAGTAGCGGCAGCAGGTGTGGCAGATGCAGTGGTCGCCACCGATGGCACTACTACTATTGCAGACTTCTTTGAGGGTGGTCCTACGCAAACAGATCAAGAGATAGGTTTGAGTGGCAGAGAGGAAGCACTACGGCGGTTAACAAACAAACTTGCTATAGGTGCAGAAACAGGGACGATAACTGCACTAGCCCCAGCAGCCTTAGCTGGCACTGCGGCGGTCGCTGGCAAAGTTCTAACAGAAACACCTATTTTATCTGATGCGGTGGCTGGCACAGCACGAGCGGTACAGGCTGGTGGTAGAGCGATTGGCAGCAGACTTGAAGCTATCGAGGCAAAAAGAGCACTTGGTGAGGAGCAAGGGGTTGTTGCGGCAAAGCTTGCGGATATTGCATCTGCGTTTAGGCCAAGAGGGTTTTTACCAGAGCAAGCGGCTGAACAAAGGGTTTTGATATCTGGAAAGACCGATGCTTTTGTAAAAGAAGCTAAAAGTATTTTGGCCCGTATGGATACAGAGATGGACAAGGTCTTGAAGACCGCTGACAAAGTTACTGACGGCGCTAGTCCACTTACAAAACAAAGCATGTTCTCAAACATAGAAGAATTTATGGTGTCACCGGAAGAGGCGGCTAGGACTCGCGCACTTTCAGAACTGCCAGATGCAGTAGCCAATCAAGCTAAAAGAATGAGGGGTCTTGTTAGGGATCTGAATGAAAAAATTCTTAAAAGTGACTATATGGAGATGCTTGATAAAATTCCATCTAAGTCTGGAAAGACTTCACAAGGTGCAAAAGTAAGAAGAGAAATTGAAAAACAAATAAACACCTATCTTCGCAGAAGATATAGATCTTTCGAGGATGCTAAATACAAGCCTACCGATGAAGTCATGGCAAAGGCTATTCAAGGGTTTAAAGAGAACCCAAGAGCAGTTGCAGATGAACTTAGTGAAATAGTTAAAAAGTCTGGAAATAATACTCCTAGTGGCTTAGAGGCAAGAAGACAAAAGGCTAATGAACTTGGTCTTATTTTAGACCAAACAGAGTTAGAGGAGGCTAAATACGTTTTAGCTAGAAAAACCCCAACGGATGCACAAGCAAAGATGGCTGCTGAATATTTTCTAAAAACGCATTCTAAAAGAGGAGCGGCTAGAGGGGTTGGTATTTCAAGGATCGCAGATTACAGAATTAATCCAAAACTATTTTCCGCTAGAGTCAATCTACCTCAGTATAAAAGAGAACTTCTTGGTGAGATAACAGACCCAAAGGAAAGCTTCTTGGGCACCATATCTGATCTCGCAGAGTTTAAAGCTGTTGATGATTACTTCGGAACAATAAGAAGACTTGCCACTGAAACTGTTCAGAATGAACAAGGACAAGAAGTTTTAAAAAATCCAGGAATAGCTAAACTATTTAGAGACACTAATGAAATGTCTCAATTAGAGAGACAACAACTAAAAGATGATGGTTTTAAAATACTTGATGAGGCCTCTGATGGAGATCTAAAAAAAGTAAGTGAGGGCCAGTTTGGATCTTTACGTGGGTTTGCGGTAAGTCCCGCAATTGATAGAGAGTTGACTCGGACAGTCATAGGGGACACTAATGTTCTTGGTAATTCAATACGGAACACTTACTCAGCCTTCCTCAGAACTAAAGGTGCTACACAGTTTGGTAAGACCGTTTTATCACCCATAACACAGTTACGAAACGTAACAACAGCATCTTTGTTTGCTCTTGCTCAAGGCAACATTGGTCGTGGTTCTAACTTGGGTGAGTCAATCCGACTTACTTACAACAATTTATTTACAGATGTTAGTTCGGAACAGGCGCTCAAAAACTTTACAGAACTACAAGAACTTGGAGTTGTCGGATCTCAAGCTCAACTGCGGGAACTACAAGACTTGATATCTAAGGGTCTTGGCTATGCACAGAACGAGATTAATGGAATTGAGGTTGGAAGAAAGTTTGGAAACAGCATCACAGACACAAAACTTGGATCTTTTTTAGGTAATGTTGGCAAAGGTGCAGAAAACTTATATCAAGCTGGTGACGATGTCTGGAAGATTTACAACTTTAACTTTGAGTTAAACAAACTAAAGAACGCATATCGTGCCGATGGCATTCAAGTCGCCGACGATGTGTTGAAACAGGAAGCTGCTAGGATTGTCCGCAACACGGTGCCAAACTACAACATGGCCCCTGAGGTTATCAGGACGCTACGCCGCGCTCCGGTTGGTAACTTCATAGCATTTCCTTACGAGATACTCAGAACGGGTGCGAATACGATTGCTCGTGGTATTGATGAGTTAGCGAGTGAGAGTCAAAGCATACGAAAGATAGGATTACGCAGACTGACAGGTGCCATCACTACATTTGGGGCACTTCCGGCTGGCCTGTCTGCGGCAGCTTACGAATTGTCTGGCGTGACTGAAGAGCAGATGAAAGCGTTTCAAAGGTCACTAGCCCCATCTTGGGCGAAGAATGCGCGCCTTCTACCAACGGGCATAGATAAAGAAACAGGTCTGCCTCTGTATGTAAATTATAGTTACTCTAACCCATATGACATGCTTGAGAAGATTGCTGTAGCTGCACTGAACAAGGCAGAGCAGGGCAAAATTGAAGGTAAAAATGGAGCGCAAATTACGTTTGAGGCGGCTAATGAGTCGTTGAAAGAACTACTTGCCCCGTTTACAGAAGAGGCAATCATCACCGCAAAGTTACGAGATGTCCTTGATCCTGAGGCAGAGACCATAGGTGCAAGACAAGCAGGGCAGCTTGTGGGTGGCAGAGCCGGTCAGACTGTTACAGGAGCAAGAGTGTATAATCCAGAAGACTCTGCCGGCGATAAGCTTGCAAAAAGTTTTGTTCACATTCTGGATGGTATTATACCTTCTATCATACCCATTGATGCTAGATCTGGTGAGATAGAGGCGAGTAGATTTGCTAGAGGTGTCGTCAATGGCTTGGGTTTAGAGGACATGGGTGTGTCTACAAAAGACCGCATGAACAGAGAGCGGGAGCTTTCTAAAGAACTGGCTCGTGCCTTTTCAGGGATTACCGAAAATCCAATAGAATCTACAACCTTGAAGTTTAAAGGTTACGAGTTTGGAAAGGCCAGACAAAATGCAAACAACATATTTACAACCGTTTCAAACAGAGCCAACGCATCAAGCGATGACTTTTTAAATGCCTACATAACTGCTAATGAAGCACTGTTCCGTGTTCAAAGTCGTATGTATAATATTATGCAAGACATGAAAACCATAGGCATGAGTGAACAACAAATTAGAAGAACATTTAGAGAGGCAGGAATAGGTGGATATCAAAAACTACTACAAGGTAAGTTTGATCCAATAGATATAAGTCCCACTGTTCGCAAGAACGTGAGAAGAAATGAATTGGACCTGCCAAGAAAAGAAATCAACAGAATTAAATCTGAGTTACGCAACCAACCACTCGGTACTGTACGTGTTCCAGAACCTGAGGCAGATGTTCCTGAGGCACAGATTGATTTAAGTCAAACAACACAACAATCAGCCGCGCCTACAACGGCGCCGGCACAACCAGTACAACAACAAGGTCAAGCACAGCCAAGCACCAGAACAAACCCAGCGTTTCTTGGGTCTGATATATTCAGTGCTATGAAGAACATGATGACCTTTGGACAAGGAAGACAATAATGAACAAAGATAGATTGCGCGAAGAGATCGCGGAGGACGAGGGGTGCAAGTATGAAATATACTTGGATCATCTTGGTCTACCCACAACGGGTATTGGTCACTTAATTACAGAATCGGATGAAGAGCACGGCAAGCCTGTCGGCACAGTGGTCGAGCAAGAGCGGGTCAAGCAACTGTTCAACCTAGACATGGCTGTTACAGTCGATGAATGTAAAGCTCTGTATCCAGACTTCGACGACCTGCCCGAAGAGTGCCAGCACATCATAGCAAATATGATGTTCAACATGGGGCGCCCTCGACTTAGCAAGTTCAAGGGTATGAAGGCTGGCGTAGATGCCCGTAATTTCAGTGCCGCAGCCGACGAGATGGTCGATTCCAGGTGGTATACGCAGGTTCCCAACCGCGCTAGGCGTTTGGTAGAGCGTATGCGCGCGCTTGCAACTGACTGAAAACACTAAGAAAAAACATCGATTCTCGTGGACTTCGTTGGCACTGGCTGTGTGCTAGTACCTTGAGGTCGCTGAGAATCGATGTAGGTTAGCCGACTTCTCCCCAATTCTCCCCAAACTCCGCGTCAACTTCAAAGGGCACCTTTAGTTGAGGGACACATGTCTCCATGATCTCCTTTATACGCGAAGCGTCTTCTCGGCTCTCCACACTGAAACATAATTCATCATGCACCGTTAGCATAGGTGTCAGTCCTGCGGCATAACAGTCCACCATTGCCTTCTTTGTTTGGTCGGCGCTTGAACCTTGGATGAGTTTGTTCAGTGCTTTATATGTAAAGGCACGACGAATCATGCCCCTGCCGCCATATTCTTTTGCCGCCTCCTCAAGCTTCAGTGCTTTGTGATATCCATATGATTTAGGCTCCCACATATCAAAGCGGCACTTTCTGCCTAACCATGTTCTAATCTGACCTGTCTTGGCAGCTCTCTCCATAGCTGCATCAGCCATGCCCTTAACGAAAGGAACATTGGCGTGATAGTTGTTCATTAGGTCAGTGGCCTCCTCCGTATCTATACCAAGCACGTTAGCCAGCTTGCCTTTGCCCATGCCATACATGATACCCAGGTTAACGGTCTTGGCTTCTTTTCTGGTTATCTCAGCCAAGTCTGCAACCATCTGGTGGAAGTCAGCATTGCCTTTGTGATATGCTTCCACAACAGAGGCAACGGCCGGATGTGGGTTCTTCATACTAGCGCAGTAGTGAGCCAACCATCGAGGCTCTTGCGCCGAGTAGTCAAAGCTTCCCCACTTGCACCCCTCCTCTGGGATAAACAGGCCACGGATCATGGCTTTAATTTCTGGATCTCTCGCTGGGATCTGTTGGAGATTCGGATGGGACGAAGAAAATCGTCCGGTAACTGTGCCCCCTTCATCTGTACGAAGAGGGTGAAAATCACAATGGATACGATTGTTATGCGAATGCTCAAGGATTGTCTCAACAAATGTGGTGTTTGCCTTATTAAACTCCCGAAGGCGTACAATCTTTTGCGCGACAGGGTGCTCATGATTAGACAAAAAGTTCTTTGTAAAGGAGGGAGCATCCGTATTTTTTGTCCTGTTGTACGAAAGACCAAGACTGTCGAACACTTGTGCTACCGATGCAGCGGACCACGGCTCCACGGCGACCCCAGTCTCTTCCTCTATTTCTTTAAGTAGCACACCTTCGCGCTTAATCAGTTCTTTCTTTGTGGACTCCGCCTTGTCCGTGTCTATCCTCACACCCTTCTGTTTCATGTCAAGAAGAACAGGGATCAGTGCCGACTCCAACTCAAAGATGCTAGACACCTCATCTTTCTTTAACTCCACACTCAGCCTGTCCCACAGCTTCAATGTCACTAAAGCATCTTGCTCGGCATAGCGACCCACAAACAACGAGTCCAGCTTCCACATCTCTGCCTTTGGATCCACGCCATACATCTCAGCGGCAGAGCGAAGCATCTTCTCGTTCTTCCACTCACCCAGATATTCACCAGCTAGTGAGTTCAGGTTGTAGTATCTGCGGTTCTCGTTCAGCAGGGGCGCAGCTATCATAGTGTCGATAATCTTGCCTTGCACCTCGATTCCAGCCCATCGTAGCCACCCAAGATCATACATCGCATTGTGCATAATCTTTTCAATGTTAGGCGTAGCTAATTGTTTCTTCAGCCAATTGACCACAAGTCTTTCAGGTAGGTTGCCTGACTCGTGCCTGACGGGATAGTAACCACAGAAGTCTCCAGCCGCCACGGCGTAGCCAATCACATAGCCATCACCTCTGCACCAGCCTGGTCCTAACTTCATCAAGTTCGGATCTCTGGTCTCAAGGTCTATAGATATTCTGTCGTACTTGGTTAGATCAGGGAAGCTTGAGGGAGGTTGCCACGTAGACTCTTCATCAAAGATGTCAGCTTTCATCGTTTATCAACTCCCCGCCCAGTGCGGCATATCCGATTATATCCACCCATGAATCATCCTTGTTTATGTCCTCGGCTAGTCTTGCCAGTTTCAAACCAACCATACAGGCGACCACATCTTCAGGTTCAAGTCTGTCTTTTAATTTCTTATCAAGAAGTATC